TTAAGTTAATGTTATCAATATAACCGTATATTAGTAAATAAAAGTGCCTAGGACATCAAGTTAGGAGGAATATAATTATGTTTAACTATGAAACTATAGACCAAATTAAGGCTATATCTCTGTATAGAGAACAAGCTAAAAAGAATTTGATGATTAACTTCCCTACTCTAACTGAGGGTGAAGTAGATACAGCTTTAGATATCATTCTATCTAAAGCATATACTGAAAAACAATGTAAGTTACACAATAACTATACTGAAGAAGTTGCTGAGACTACAGTGGCTGATATTACAAATTATATCCATAACAAAACTCCAATTATGGTAGCTAATGGATGTTTATTCAAACAATATACAGAAGAGTTAACTCCGATGTATAAGTTGATTACTTCATTTACTGATAACCGTTCTAAGTTTAAGAAAGAAATGTTTAAATACGAGAAGGGTTCAGAGAAGTTCAATAAGTACAATATGCTTCAGATGTTAGCTAAACGTGACAATAATGCCTTATATGGTGTAATTGGTAACTATAGCAGTGCATTGTACAATCTATACGTTGCAACTGGTATTACTAGAACTGGCCGTGCTTTGATTAGCCATGCAATTACTTTCTTTGAAAGCTTCTTTACAAATAACGTAAAGTTCCATTCTATTGATGAAGCGATTACATTTATCAATAGAGTTGATTCTGAGAAGTCAATATATCCATCTAGTCTAGTATTAGATGAGAATGTAGTAGTTGAAGATGTATTCTATAAGATTATGGATACATTCGATAGAGATTACTTTGATGATGAAGCAATCAATAAGGCTATGAATATTATCTGGAGTCTATTGATCAATTTATCTCAAGAGACTTTGAATAAACTCTTCTATAAGAATAACTCTTTACAGTTCTGTGATAATAAGTATATGAGAGACTATATCGTATTGACATTATCTAAACTAGATGAAGCATTTGTAGATCCTAACCATCCACCTGAGATTATTAAAGATAACTTAGACCACATGTTTGATGTATTAAGTGAATGGTGTTATATGAGATATATTGTAGTAGATAAGATTGATCGTTCTGCTACAATGAAACGTGACATTAGTATCATTACAGATACAGATTCTACTATGCCATGCTTCAATGGTTGGTATACATTCGTTCTTAAAGACGTTCTAGGTCCAGTAGATAAGTCTAATATTAAACTTATGAATCTTCCTGAAGTAGAACCTATAATGGAAGAAGATAGAGTTTATAATTTCTCTACTGGTGAGATTGAGACTAAGATGATTAACGTAGCCACTTCTAGTAATAAAGAACCACTACGTTTCAGTATCATCAATATCTTATCATACATTGTAGGTAGACTATTACGTGAGCACTTTGACTTGGTTGCAGAGAATTATAATACCAAGTCTGAGTATAAAGAGTGTTTAATTGCAATGAAGAATGAGTTCTTATTTGGTAGAGCTTTATTAACTGGTGGTAAGAAGAACTATGCGTCTAAGCAAGAACTCCAAGAGGGTAATCTAGTTCCACCATCTAAGATGCTTGATGTTAAGGGGTTACCTATCAATAAGTCTACATTGAAAGAAAAGACTCGTAATTCTCTAAAAGATATCTTATTCAAGAAGATTCTTAACGTAGAAGAAGTAGATCAAATGGATGTATTACAATCTCTAGCTAGAGTAGAATATGATATTAGAAAGTCCATTGAGTCTGGTGAGAAAGAATATTATAAACCAGCTCAAATTAAGTCTTATACTAACTATGATAACCCAATGCGTATCCAAGGCATTAAAGGTGCATTGGTTTATAATGCATTAAGAGATGAGGGTACTGAAGCTATAGATTTAACTATTCGTAATGCTATCGATATCGTTAAGGTTACAATCGATAATGCAACTATATTACCTTTAATGGATTCTAATCCAGAGTTATATGAAAGAATTAGAAAGTTCTTAGATGATAATCAAACTGACTATAAGGGTGAGATTACAAGCATATCAATCCCAATAGATGCAGAAGTTCCTAAATGGGTATTGAAGTTCGTTGACTATAATGATATCATTAATGATAACTTGAAAAACTTCCCATTGGAATCTATTGGTATCACTAAATTTGAGAAAGATAAAGTAAACTATACTAACGTGATTAAGTTCTAAGATATATCCCCTATAGAGTTCAACTCTATAGGGGAATTCTTTTATTAAAATTTCACTGGATTAAGTTTAGTCTCTGGCATAGTTAGAGTCATAGCAAAGATTGCTTGTATAGATTCTTTAGATGTAGATACAACTGGAGTACCACCGAGATTAATAAAGTGAATATTAGTCTCTAATTGCTCTCTGAGCTCGTCATTTGCCTCGTCAGTATATACCCCCTTGATGGTCACCATATCGCCGTCATAGTCACCACCTATGCTATCCAGATACCCATTACAGATGTTCATAGTATCGATAAATGAACTAGATGTGTCTTTTCCAATATCTTCTTTTCTAATTTTTGGATAATGAGTGTAAGTTACACCATTGATAGTAACTTCTTCAGTTTCAATAGTAGAAGATAGTCTAATCTTAGTTGCAAACTCATTATAGAATGTATCTATAGGATAACGAGTGATAAGAATCATCTTATCTTTAATAGCTTCTTCACAAGCTAGATAGATTACATCACACCAAGTTAATGGTCTAACATTTTTAATCATATCATCATCTGGAGTCTTACCAAATGTGTCACCGAAGCTCATCATGAATTCTTCCATTTTGGTACCATTCAATGAAGCGTTAAATGTGACTGGTCTAAATCTATCAGAGTAACCATGAATGAATCTATCTAGTTCTTTCTTTAAGACTTCATCAGAGAATTGTAGCTGATAGTCTTCTACTCTTACATATATCAATTTACCTTTATCATATGCAGGGTATTTAGTATCACCAATAAACTCATTCTCAAAGAATCTTCTCATATGGAATATAACAAATGGGAAGAAGTTAGCTGCAGCGGATGTCATAGGTAATACAGAGTAATCTAAGTCAGCTCTAATATCTTCCATATTCTCTACATCCAATTTAGGAGCAGATAATACTAGACGAGTAGCATAGTCTGTAGTCTTAGATAAGTTAGCTCTTCTGATTACACCAAACTTACCAGGTAACCCACCATTAGGATTACTATCAGTACCAGTACCAAACCATTTATAGATTTCCATTAATCCCTCTTGGAGTCTACCCTCAACGGATTTACTAATACTAAAACCATATTCAGTAGAGTCTCCAATAGCAGATGCTGATACCATCACATTGATGTATAGTTTATTAATATCACCAACGGATATCTTACCACCATCAACTTTAATATCTCTAAAGAATGGTGGGATTACAATAAGCTTATCAGTAAAGAAAAGCTTTCTATTAGCATTCAAGAACTTAATATATCTCTCACGCTTAACAGAGTCAGTTTCTCTAAACTTAATCTTATCAAGATTCTTTCTTAAGAAATCAATACCATTATCACCGTTAGGATCTTCTACAATAGCACCAGATTTGTCTACAGTATAAGTCCCAATACCATGGATAACAGATTTAATCTTGGAGTCTACTTTACTCCAGATTCTATATACTAATGGCTGTAAGAATTTCTTCTTTAAGCTAATATATGCAAATGTAGATGCTCTAGATTCTTTAGTAATACCAAAGATGGTATTGGATAATAATCCATCTTGTGTAGGATTACTAGATGCATCAAAGATAACTGGATTAGTTATTTCAACTAAGTTATTCTTCTTGACAAAATCATCTACGTCAAGAAGAGATACTTGGAGATTATCTTGTCTAATTTGGTCTTTTAGAATTGCCATCTTATACCTCCTTATAAATTATTTATATGTGGAACAAAAACCGAGTTAGTGCATTTATTGCACTAACTCGATTGTGTTGTATTATCGCATAGTTACAATAATTTTGCATGGATCATTAAAATCTCTTTTAAGATCTACAACTATAGGGTGACTCATACCATTATTGCTATTAACTGTAATAGTATTCTTATACTCTTCAACTAAAGAATCGAATAGTTTAGCATCAGTTGTATAGATGATAAATTCAATATAATTATCATAGATGATATGATCAATCTTTGAATTTAATAATCCGTGACCTTTCAATATACTATATAATAGACTAGATTCGCCAAAGTAGTCTACTATCTGTTTTCTCGTTTGTTCGTAGTCTCCATTGCCGAATTTACAGAAAAATTCGACTATATCCATTTATATAATCCCCTTTAAAAACTTATTAAACCATACCTTCGAGGGCATCTTCGAAGCGAGCAATATCTTCCCTTGTCATAGAGGCTATACTTTGACTCTTAGCGCTAGGACCATCAGGTGTTCCAGTTATACCGCCTTGAGGGTGTCCTCTATAGGCTGCTTGAATATACTTATTCTTTTGCATTTCGCCTTCGATATTCTTTTCTTTTTCAGCAGCAGCATCGGCAGCTTCTCTACGATCCCGAATGAATTTATATAGAAGCATCAAATCACCAATAGGCATATTCAATGCTTCCATTATAGATAATCTACCACGGTACTCGTAGCATATATTGTCAACTAATTGCATTAGTCGAGCATGTGAATCAACCGATGCCGTGTAAAAACAAGTTCTTGGGCATTCATTGGAATAGCCTCGATTTCTGCACCACATTTAGGACATGTAGCAGAAGGTACTTGGTAAGAGATATTAATATTCTTATTATTATCTTCTAAGTATTTAGTAATTGCAGATTGCAATTCTTTAAAGTCGTAGCCAGATAATTTAGAAAGGATTTTATAGATACCTTGGATACGATATTTGTAAGTCTTAACGATATCGTTAGGTGCATGATTGAATTGGATAGGTACCAATTCTTCATTGTCCTCATCGATAGTATATACCGTGGAGATACAGTGGGAGATATTAATAATACCAGCATATTTCTCACGGAAGCTTTCGTTCAATAGACGTTCTTCAAACATGGAGTTGTAAATTTTAGGAATTACAATACCAAATGCATAGTCACTATTAGCTACATAGATTTCTTCTTCAAACGTTGGAGGCATAGAAGGATCTTTAGCAATAATTCTGTTAAAGGTCTCTTTATCTGCATCGGTTTCGAATTTAACCATGTCAATAATAGGACGTTTTTCAGTGTAGAAGTGTTTACACTTAGGACAGCTGAATGGAATGATATTGGAGTTACTGAAGTTAGCATTATATAATGCAAAGAATAGATGGTTCAAATCTTGATAGTTCAATAATTTCAACCATGCTTCCATTTCCATAGTACGACATTCAGGAGCTAAGTGTTTATATAGAGTACTGAATACTGTACGAGCACGAGCAATATCATTTGGGGCATCAGTGTAAGGATTGATCTCATCCATCTCAATAGCAGATAATGGAGTCATAGAAATAGATACACCAGTAGCGAATAAACCCCATTCGAAGTATTGTTTTTGAACTGGTTTAGAAAGTACTTTAGTAAATGCTACAGGACGTTTACGTACTTTGAATTTACTAATGTCAGGTTTACGTTCACCTACTTCTTCCAATTGTTGGCGAAGTACACGAGCAAACTCTTCCATATTACGTTGCTGAATCTTTTCTTCTTTAATACGTTCAGCTCTTTCTAGATCATCATCTAGACCAAGGTCATCAGTTAGTTCATCATACTCGATTTCAAGTAGTTCAACATCTTCATCTTCAGATGGTTCTACTACTTCCACTTTAGGAGTAACGATATCTACTTTATCTTCTACTGGAATAGATGGTGTTGAACCAGTGAAGGAGTTAGCATGATTAGCTGCTTCAGCTGCAGCTTCATATGCTTCAAATTCACGTTCAATTTCATCATCTGGAGCAACTGTATCAATAGTTGTAGCACCACGTACTTCTTCATCAGTCATAACTGCTTCTTTTTCATTACGACGGATAGCTTCAACTTCTTCATCAGAAAGTTCAGGGTTTAATTCCAATTCAGGGTCGTATTTAGATACAACTTGTGGATTCTCTTCACCCATAGCTTTAAGATCTTCATATTCTTGACGCATTTCATGAATTTCACGTAATGCAGGTTTAAAGCGACGTTCAATTGCATCGGCAATACCAGCTTCTAATTCTTTAGCAATTTCATCTTGAGCTTCTTTAGTTTTATCTACTGTACCAGAAGGAACTAAAGTACTCAGATCTGCAGATTGTAAAGACTCTGCATTAAAATCAGGTACAGCTGGTGGTTGTTTAGGTGCAACTGGAGCAACAGGATCTGGTACTGCTTGAATTGGTTCTTCTTCTACAACAGCAGGCTCTTCTACTGGCGTAACTTCTTTGGAAGTTTTTTCTTCTTCCAATTTCTCTTTCATGAGGTCTGCTAGTTTTACATTTTCAGACATGGTTCCTCCTAAATATCATCATTCTTCATCATTTCTAAAGTTAGTTTATCACGATCATAGAAGTATCTAAATTGATATTGGTTAACTTCCATGTCAATGATCATTACATTCTCCCCGTTAGGAGCAAAATGTACATCAACATTTACAGCTACTGTATTATCAAGATAATCCTTTATTTGATCTTTAATAGCCTGAGTGAGTTCCATAACTCGATCAGACTGCATATATCTATATTTACTTATTAATCCTAAACCCATTCTAGGTGAATGAGTAATAGTACCAGGCTCTAATAGCATTAGTCGCATGATTAGCATACCAACAGCATTAAAGTTCTTATATGTCAATGGAGTTTTATAACTGTCAGTACTTAAAGTATGCTCCCTAAGTAATGTAGGGGTTTCTTTAGTCTTGGCAGTAGAAAATGTAATATCATCAGCCACGATAAATTCTCCTTTCAGATTGTTATTATATTACTACTTAGTTCCAGGGTTTAAAATATACACAAATGGGTAATTTTAACATAGCATTAAATTGATATACACTCATAAGGAGGATACAATGGCAACTGAAAGAAGAATAGCTTGTCCATTATGTAAACGTAAAGATTTTAAAGACAAGTTGATCAGACACATAGAAAAAGATCATGAAGAACTCATTGGAGATATCTCTGCAGAGCAGTTCTTATATGATAAAACACATCCAGGATCTGGTAAATGTATCGTATGTGGTAATAAGACAGAGTGGAATGAAAAGACTGGTAAATACCATAGACTATGCTCTAATCCTAGATGTAAAGAGGAAATGAGATCTAAGTTTAAAAAGAATATGATTAGAGTGCACGGTAAAGTGTCTCTATTAGATGATGCTGCACATCAAGCTAAGATGTTAGCTAATCGTAGTATTAGTGGCACCTATGTATATAGTGATGGTACTAAATTTACTTATACTGGATCTTATGAGCATAATGCTATAGAGTTTATGGATAAAGTTTTACACTGTAGCTCTAAAGATATTATCATGCCTGGGCCGGTTATTGATTATACCGACCAATATGGTAATTCTAGGCAATGGATTACGGATATTTACTACGTTCCTTATAATTTGATTATCGAAGTTAAGGACGGTGGAGATAATCCTAATAATCGTCAAATGGATGAATATCGTGCTAAGCAAGTTAGTAAAGAAGCTGAACTTATTAAGCTTGGTGAATATAACTATCTAAGATTAGTAGATAATAAGTTTGTCCAACTTATGGAAGTATTAGCATTACTTAAAGATCAAGAGATTAATGAACCTAATACGACTAATAAAGTTATTAGAATTAATGAATCTGTAGTATATGATGATGCAGGATTTGTTTCAACTAATATGGAAGAATTTGAAGAAGATACTGATAAAGGTAAATATATCCTTGCAGTAGATGGTAGTAGTATCGAATATATCAAATCAATATTACCTGAATCTTATTCTGATAATATTAAATATATCAACTTAACCAAAGTAATTGACTATATATTCTATAATACATGGGTGGATATGACGAATGAAGATGATATTACAATCAATATCATAGACCAGTATTATTCTGAAATGTATCCAAATTTAAAACGCCCACCAGCTAGATCTGATAAAAAAGATTTAAATCTAGATATGACTATTGAAGAAGTATATGATGAAATGGCTAAGATATTTAAATATTGTATGTTTAACCGTAGAGGAGAAAATAAAACTATCTTTATATTAGATAGATCATTATATTCCTATCTAGTTGAGCAATATCCTAATCTACGTAGTTATTCTACTATGTATTTTGGATCTATGGCAATCGCATTACATAATAGCTATATTGGCGATAAGAAAGTTCCTCAAGAGTATGATATCATTAGACGATTATCTAACTTAAAAGAATATGCTGCAAGAGAGCATATGAGTATTGGAGCTGTAGGTGGTATTGTTGGTACCATGGATGGTAATATGATGGTACAATATGGAATGCATCCAAACTCCTTTACTGGAGAGAAAGATGGATTAGGTATTGTAGAAGATAAGAAGAAGACTAAGCTACGAGTTAAAGAAGATAATGAAAAAACTGAAATCGTAGATAAAGAACCATTCTTACAGGATAAATTCTATATGTCTTATCGTCATAAGAAAGATAGAGTTACTTGGGAGAATGCAGTTAACTTATATGAAGAAATAACTGGTAAAGTTATGCTATCTAAAGACCAGTTAGCATATGATGATGACTTTGAAGAAGTTAATCTTGATAAAGAGAATAAACTTCCACTTCTAAATGCTATCTATACACTAGAATCTGAAGTATATGATGATTCTTTACCTATAGTGGATATTATGGATCTCCAAGTAGCTAAAATCAAGCTTAGAGATTTCCCTGAGGGTACTGCTATCATGGAAGATTCTAATGGGTACTTTGCTATTGATCACGCTACAGGTATTAGAACTAAACCGTATAAGAGTATCTTAGAGATTGAAGCTCCAGCATTTGTTAAAGCTAAAGAGATGCTTACTCAAGATGATGATACCCAAAGTACTAATAATAAGAAAGCTAGAGAAGTTAATGCCTCTGGGTTATATAAAGTACTTGATGATAAATACTCTTCTGAAGAACAGTTAATGGATGATTGGAATGATTACAATAATCTATCTGCTGATATGAAACGTCATAGTGATGATATGTCTATTGAGATCTATGGTAAGTCTAATGTAGATAGATTCAAAGAGTTACGTAATAAGTATCTTAACTCTGAGATACCATATAATGATTTAGCATTATCGGAATCAGCATTACGTCTATCTGATTTAGATAGAGCTAGAGATTATGGTATTGAACTACGTGGTAAGAAGAGAGAGATTGAATACCTTAAAGATTGGTCTCTAAACTCCGGTATCTATATCATTCTACCATGTGATACTGAAGAAGAATTGAATGCTCAATGGAATAACTTACAATCTATGGATATCTCATTAATTCGTATATCTGATGCTAGACTAATGGAAGTGTTTGGGTGTAATAATGAGACTATGTATAACTTCCTGAAGAGTGTATTTACTAATAATGGATTTGATGACTTCTATTATATCCCTATGATAGAGAGTGCATATACATTTGATCCACTTAAAGTAGTAGAATTACCATCAGATAGTCCATTCTTTATCCCACATGAGATTGAGGTATTTAAACGTAATAGTACTTTCGGTAGTATTCCTGAGAAGTGGAAAGCTAAAGCAGATCAATGGCTTAGAGATTATAAGAAAATTTATGAAGGTAAGTCTTATGATAAGAGAGTTATATCTGAATGGGTACAAACTATAAGAGAGTTATCTTATAGATATAAACAAAATCCTACTGATGAACTTAAACAAGCTTTACTAGAGTTTGGTTGGAGTCCATATATGGAATTCAATGATTCTAATAGAGTTAAAGCTCATAATAGATCTAATACCTTATATCATAGAAGCATGACTAGACGACTTCTTCAAGAGAAAGGTATTGGATTTGAATTCAATCGTAAGGGTGATCTATTCATCAATAACTTCTTAAAGAAAAAAGATTACCAATCTCAATATATGGAAGCTCATAGACTCTTAGTTGAGTATGATAAGTCTAAGAATATTGATGGTATGAAATATGAATTAGCTAAACTATACTTCTTATCCAATAAGATTCAAGAAGATCTTATTGTAGCTAAGAGAGATAAAGCTAATACTAAGAAGCTAACTGATATTAGAGCTAGAGTATTGAATGACTTCCATAAGTATATTAAAGTAGTACTTAAACAGGATAAGCAATTTAACTTCTCTAACTACTATCAACGTAGTGAGTTTAGTGATGACTCGATTGTTATCAAGTCTCCTACATTAAAGTATACTGGAAAGTATGCAAAAGATATTCTAAGAATGCTATAATATAATGAGTCCTACTTACTTGCTAAGTAGGACTCTTATAATATGATTTACTCATATATTATAGTCTTGACAGGAGGTGATTATAGTGAATATGTATAATGTCGGTCAAAAGCTTTGTAAGAAAGATATGTTCGGTCAGATAACTGAGATGTATCGAATAGTATCTTGTAAAGACAAAGACTTCTATAAAGTTACTCCTATAGTAGGAGATAAGATGCTCATTAGTAAGTTTGATAATGATGAGTATATTGCACTCGAAGTTCATTGTAAGATGTTTTTCGAGATATGTACATTAAAGAATGGTGAGAAAGAGTTATGCATCAGTATATATAACCCATATGAAGCCATTAACTATCCAACGTATGCTAGTAGATTAAACTTCCAAGGACCTAGCTCTAAGAAGTTTGGTAAGCATATCTGTAAGTATGATTTCGATAGGGATAATAAAGCCTATAAGAGATCATACGATCTACTAATGCATGATATTGATCACAAGGATTATGTATTTAGTGTAGACTTGTATTTAAATGATCCACTTAAGAATATTGTATCTTTTGTTAAGATGGATCAGAAGATTTGTGATACTTTTATTTCCATATGTGACAAGTATGAGTTAGAATATGACAGTATTGATCAAGCTATTAAGATTGGTCTACAAAATATTCTATTCATGTATTGGTTCCACTTTAACTTTAGTGTATACACTGTACTATTTGAAGTTAAAGAAGGTGCTCAATTACGTCCTGGTGATTTGTTTACTTTAGAAGCAATCATTAGAGAACGTATTGTGGACTATAAGATTGTAGAATACTACCATGATATTATCCTATCTAAAGCTAGAGGTAACTTCTTCTTTATCCAAGATAAGAATGATAGAACCTTTATAGTTAAGTTTATTGGTATGGATGATCTTCCAGGGTTGCACGTATTCTAAATCAAAATATATCCATATATTATATTCGTGATTAGGAGTTAACTACACTTCTAACAGTAGAATAATTCTTTTATTTATAGGAGGTTTAGACATGTCAAACCAATTTATTAACCAACAAGATGGTGGTTTCCAAACTTTAGCTGAGGTATTGCAACGTGCATCTAATACACGTGACAATAAACCAGAAAAGACGGAAGCTACCAAGAAGTTTGAGTTGAAAATCACTCCAGAAAAATTTGAAAGTGATTTCAACACAAAAACAATCTCTACTTCCGAGATCTGTGAAAAACTTACAGAACGTCTTGGTTCTGTATTCTCCGACTATGTAGGTTGTAAAGATATCATCTTTACTAATAGCCCACAAATCGGTATTAGCTTAGTATTCGAGTACAGCAACAGCAACAATGATCAAGATACTCGTATTAAAGCAGTAGAACGTTTTGGCTTAGATAACATCGGCGAAAACGCTACTACTAAAGAATTAGAAATGGTTTCCCGTTTCAATGGTATCTCTTCCATTAAAGCTGCAGCCCAAAATGGTAACATCACTGAAACTACTATGGGTATTCGTTTATCTAACGATGCTATCGAAATTCTTAAAGACATCGTGATTAACTTCATCGGTGGCGATAATAAGAACCATGATAACTTCCGTAAACAATGCACAGCTATGGGTTGTCCAGTGATGGTATTAATAGCTGTATTATCGTAAATGGCGCTACAGTTGAATCCGTATTAGGCTTCATCTATGGTGATCAATATGACTATGCTGTTATCCCTGGTGCACCAGTAAGCACTAACAACTACTTTGGTCGTCTATTGGAAGTAAAACAATTACATCCAGACGTAACTAAAAAGTTGCTTAAAAAATATGTAAGCCGTCAAGTAGTAAACGATGGTTTATACCGTCCTATCCGTTAATAAAAAATTAATCTGACTGGGGATTAACTTCCCCAGTCTATTTATTTTTTGGAGGCGAATAGAATGGAATTTAAATTCAATATCAATCCAGATGGTATCGATGAGGTATTTGATGAAAGAGGTAACTCTATTCTAAAGATCTCTGAGATGAGCTGGAATGATAGAGCTTATAAAATAGAACTACGTAAGTGGGTAGTTCAGTCTGATGGAAGTATGACTCCTAATAAAGGTTTCTCTTTCCTAACTGATCAAGGCCCACATGATTTGACTCATATCCTTTTAGAGAAGGGTTATGGGGATAATCAAAAGATTAAAGAAATCATGGAATCCCGGGGCGTTGATCTAAACGTTCCTATTAATGAGAAGGAAGTAAAGGAAGACTCTCAGGATTTCTATGATCCTGAGGCTCTATTGGGTGAATAAAATGTACGACTATAAACAGATCGATATTCTATATGATATCAAAAAGAAAATGTTGGCTTCTGGATACTGGGATGAGAACTATACTAAAGCGTTCCCAGATTTTCAGTTCTGCACTGAGGGTAGATACGTATGGCAAGAGAATAATGATTCAGAAGATGAAGTATTTATCTCTAATATAGAAACTATCTACACAACCGATAAGGACAAACTTGTAGAAATTCTAGGTTCAGTACACTACAAATTCTTAATGGATAACATTGGTCTATTCCATACTGTTTATAGAATCAGTCAGAACCTAGTAGTAACCTTGGTTTAAATAATTTTACTTTTAGAATGATTCTTTCTTAACACAAATACAATCGTTCTGATAATTTTTACACACGCAATGACTATAATAAATATCCCCATAGGAGTTCAACTCCTATGGGGTGTTTATTTTTTTATTTTTTATTTGTACATTGCATGAACTTCTTGCTCATTCAATTCAAAACCAAGTGCTTCAGATAATACTAACATAGTTAGCATACATTCTGCAGTTTCTACAATCTTATCAGTATCAATAGTTTTAGATTCTGTTAAGTATGCAGTATGGTTTTCATTAATTACACGTTTAGCTAAATGCTTAACCATGCTTTCTAGAAGGTTCTTCTTAGAGGACTTTAGGTCATGGATTTTTCGTTTAGCGTTGATAATCATGGACTCCTTGATATCCTCAGCTACATCAGCATTTGCTGCTTTTATATTAGCTACTTTTTCTTTTACTTCATCAAGGATCTCTTTGATTTGTTGTTTATCTTCAACATTAGAAGCAATGAAGTCTTCTACGTTATTAGCAACGTGAGATTGTACCATAGCACCAACGTCTTGGATTTCTTCTTTTTGTTGACCCATTTTGTCAATGAAAGAATCTTGATATTCAGGATCTACATTAACATCAGCCAACTTAGTATCAGGATTAGTAAGTTTATCTTCGTTAGCTTTAACCACTTCATCTGTAGATTCTTTAACAGCTTTAGCAATATCAGCTAAGAATAAAGACTTACGGTTAAGAGTACGTAGAATATTCTCTACACCATTCTCTTTAATGAATCCACGGATTACAGTATCACGAATTACATTAGTAGATTCCTTTTGGAGATCTGGAATCATACATTCGTTATAGATGTATTTGATGGCTTCAGTTAAGAAGTGCTCTTTAATAGCAGCCTTAGCATTGATACGAAGATTTTTAAATCTATTAGAACGAGCTAAAGCACTTTCATTCATTACATCATTTACTTCAGGAATGATTGTCTTGGACTCATTAAGTTGTTTCTCGAGAACGTCTTTCTCAGCTTGTTTTACCATCTTAAGAGTAGCAGACTCTCGAATTTGTTTTCTAGAAAAATGCATCTTTTCTATGCTCCCTTCATTAGAATAAAGAGGATGCAGCAGAGTCTGGTAGACTTTCAGTTACATCGTCAATTTTATATTTTTCTTTTTCATCTTGTTTTACATTTGCTTCAGCTTTATTAGTAGCTTCTTTAGCATCAACTGCTAGGAAGTCAGCAATCTTACGGAAACGATCTACATATTTACGTTGTTCGTTTGCCGTTTTAGGGTCACCAGCTGTCTCTAATCGTGCAGCATTTAAAGACAACATTGCAATTTGAGTTTCAAAGTACTCAGCTACACTTGCTCTACAGTAGTAGAAGTAATAGATCAATTCACGCATGATCGGAACGATAGTAAAGATAAGACCAATGCTTACGCCAATGATAGCTAATACAGAAGTACCAGCTAAGTTCTTAGCACTTACTTTGATTAGGTCATTCAATACCTTTTTAAGTTTACCACCTTTACAGAGGTTATTGAATTCTGCTAAAGTTTGTAATTGAAGAAGTTCTTTACTCTTAGCTACACCGACTCTATCTACTGATACTTCAATAGATTTAGTTCTAGGATCTACAATGAAGTCAATAGTAGAGGAGATGAGAAGAGATACAGAACTGATTACAGACAATGCTGTAGTATTATATAATACAACACCAAGGCTAGTATTGGTTAAGAAACTACGTTGGAATTCATTCTTTAATTCCACTAGATTATTAATAGCTTCAGTGATGGTATTAATGTAAGTAAGAGGTTGCTTGTATTCTTGATAGATTTGTTTCATATCAGTAATAGCTTCAGTAACCATATCGATATTATCGATTTTAAGGAAGTCACCTTTAGATTGTGGAATAGTACCAAAGTCTACATCAGTAACTTTAGCTTCAATCTTTTCATAAAGTCTATTAGTTATACCCAATAGGACTTCACGTTGTTCAGCTTCATTGACAACACCAACAGAGATATATGTCTCTTTATCAGTAAGATCCATTAACTTGCTGGCTTCAACGAATTCTTTTAGTTTATAGCTTGCCATTCTTATTTACCCCCAGCTAATAATTGGATCATTTGTTTATAGTCCATTTTATCATCACGTTTTAAAGTTCTGAAAGTATAAGTTTCATACTCATCATCACCAGTGTCAAAGATGAATTTAGCAGACTCAGTGGAATCATCAACGATAACAATACCAACTAAGTTATAGTCATCCATCAATTTACGAGCTACACGGGAATCAGAGATATCGATATCTTCCATCTTACGAAGCATCTCTACATCATATGCAGACATCATCAATGTAGTAATTGCAGTCGCATCATTACGAGCAGACATAAAGCGATTAAGTTTAGATGCAATAGCACGACGTTCTAATACTTTCCAAAGTTTGGAAGAAGAACCACGATTAGTATTAGATACAGCATCGATCTTAGCTTTCTTAATAGCAAATACGAAGTCTCTCCAGAATTCAATTTCACCACTTGTAGCTTTAATCAAGTTATATAAGCTGAAGTTATAGCTACGTTTAGATACAATATGATTATTGATATCATTAGAGTCTACTGCATATAGTTTAGTCTTAACACCAATGTATGCATCCACTGTGATAGGATCATTGTTATCATTAGTGCTAATGAATTGAATTTGCAATACCGAAGGTTGAAGTTCGTTAGCTTTCTTATAGTCAGCATCACGTGTATAAGGAAGGTCTGTTTTAACTCTACTCTTAGAATTAAGTCTAGATTGTAGTTCCTTATTAGCAGCAGTTAGCTCTTTATTTTTACTATTACTATCAGCTAGGTCTTTTTCTACACTTCTAAGACGATTAACTGTACCAGAGTTTCTATATCTATAGAATCGTTCTACTTCTTCTGGATCATTTGCAAGATTAGCAGCACGTAGTTGTTGTTTTAAGCTATCAGAGTAATCTGTTTCTAGTAAATGATTGATTGGTTTGCTAGTCAAACGTTGTTGTTTATAAGCTTCATATACAGCTTTGATTTCTGTAGTATCGAAGATATGATTCACTGCAGATTCT